GTACGAATTATGCTCTTTTTTAGACACGTTACCATAGTTAAAACCATTAAAAGTGATATATTGACCACGATTGATAAGTATGGTAAAGTCACGTAACGATTTATAGTAGTGCGATTTTGCATTACTCTTTTATTCCAGCGACAGTACATCGCTAGAAAGCAATCATCGCCCCCCAGACGTGGTAGGGTAGACTCCGAGGCAGTCTAGTTGCGAAAGCCTCCTATTTTTTAGGGAATAACTATGGCAAAAGGTTTGTTAGACACAAAGACTACTATTGGCACAGCCAAAGAGATTGCTGACAACACCAAGAATGCCATTGATAACTATTCTCTAGGAGCAATGAACCCAAGTTTGCCTAATACCGAGTACTGGGCAAAGATGGCTAAGATGTTCCGAATCACACCAGCAGAAGCCAAACGTCAACGATGCGGTAACTGCGAATACTACGACAACACTCCCGAAATGTTTGAGGCTATGGAAGCCATCCCACTTAACAAGTATGACCTGTATGATGGTCAAGTTCAGAGAGGATGGTGTCATAAGCTAGATTTGATTTGCCATAACTCCCGTCTATGCTCTGTATGGGAACGTAAAGACTTTGAAACCGAGGATTAATTATGCGATTAGATAAAGCAGCCGAAAAGATTGGTAAAGTTATGGGTGAGTATAAAGACAAAGAGCTTCATTCCGGCAACGGTGGCAAGGTGGTTAAGTCACGTAAGCAAGCAATTGCCATCGCCTTAAGTGAAGCGAACCGTGCTAAAAAATGAACGACCATTGGGCAATAATACTGTTAGCTGTAATCGCTAACCTCACTCTTATTATCAACGCAATACATAATTGGTAAACTAATTTTAACCACAGGGTGACCAACCTACAAGGAGTCACAACATCATGGAAGACAAAAAACTAGCTGGTAGACCTATGGGTCGTAGACATCAAGACGATGTAAGAAGTAAGATTCAAGCCTCGGCAATCATCAATAGATTAATGAAAGCCTATGATGGTGATATTGAGCTAACAGCAATACAAGTTAATATCGGAAAAACTTTATTAGACAAAGTCTTACCTGACTTGAAGGCAATAGAGATGAGTGGCGATGCAGAAGCTCCTATGGTGATGAAAATCATTACAGGCGTACCTAATGACTGATGAAGTATTAGAGTATGAAGAAGTTGAGGAAGCAGCACCAGATTTAGGTTACAGACCAAGACAACCTCAACTAGATATTCATAGGGCAGTAAATAATAATCGTTTTACTGTAGTAGTTGCACATAGACGTATGGGTAAGACTGTTTCAGCTATCCTACATCTTATTAATGCAGCATTAAACAACGAACAGAAGAGCCCTCGTTACGCTTATATTGCACCAACGTATGCACAAGCTAAACGAGTAGCATTTGATTACCTTATAGAATATACAAGACCATTGGGTGCTACAGTCAACATTGCTGAATTGCGTGTAGACTTCTTAGGAAGACGTATTAGCTTATACGGTTCAGAGAATGGTGACAGCTTACGAGGACAATACTTTGATGGTGTTGTACTAGATGAGGTCGGTGACCAAGACCCAAAGATATGGAATGAGATTGTAAGACCGGCACTAGCAGACAGAAAAGGATTCTGTTTGTTTATCGGCACTCCAAAGGGGAATAATCACTTTAGAGAGTTCAAAGAACGTGCAATGGTCACAGAAGGCTGGAAGTTCTTAGAGTTTAAGGCTAGTGATACTGGCATACTAGACCTACAAGAGTTGGCTAGTGCTAAGAACGAGATGGGCGAGGACAAGTACAAGCAAGAGTTTGAGTGTAGCTTTGACGCACCAGTAGAAGGTGCTTACTATGGGTCACTATTACATGAAGCCGATAACGAGAAGCGTGTTACTAAGATTCCTAAAGACGAACTGGCAAAGATTGTTTGTAGCTGGGATTTGGGTGTCAGCGACAGTACGTGTATTTGGGTAGCTCAGATAGTTGGTAAAGAGATACAGCTAATAGATTGCACAGAGAACCACGGAGTCGGACTAGATTACTATGTTAGTTGGTTACGTGATAATGGTTATGACAAGGGTCAGCAGATTCTTCCACACGATGTAAGAGTCAGAGAGATGACCACAGGGCGTAGCCGGTTAGAGGTCTTAATGGAAGCTGGACTAGACGTAACAGTAGCACCAAGCCTATCTATAGCAGATGGCATTCAAGCAGTCAGACGTATGCTGCCGAGATGCTGGTTTGACATGGAACGCACAAAGAACGGTCTGGTAGCATTGCGTAACTATAGACGTGAGTTTAACGAGAAGCAGAACGTGTTTTATGATAAGCCAGTTCACGACTGGTCATCACACTTTGCAGATAGCTTTCGTTACATGGCAATAGGATTAGTAGAAGTAGATACAACATGGTCTAAACCATTACAACAAAATAAGGCATGGGTCGTATAATGATGAACCAAGAAGAATTAAAGGCACTTGTTGCTGATGAAATCAATAACGCTATTGGCTACTTAGAGTCTGATACGGTTCAAGCCCGTGCTGATGCAATGAGCTACTACTTCCGTGACAAGTACGGTACTGAGGTAGAAGGTCGCAGCCAAGTAGTTACTGGAGAGGTAGCTGAAGCCGTAGATGGTGCATTGCCACAATTAATCCGTGTTTTCACATCATGCGAAGATGCTGTGCGTTTTGAGCCTACTAAAGACGGTGAAGAACCATTGGCTGACCAAGCTAGTGACATGGCTAACTGGGTGTTCTATAAAGACAACGATGGTTTCCTAATCCTACACAATTGGTTCAAGGATGCATTGCTACAAAAGGTCGGTGTTGTTAAAGCCTACTGGGAAGAGAAGAAAGACACCATCAAAGAGAAGTATAAAGGCTTAACCGATGACGAGTTAGCCATGATTATGCAGACTGGCGAATGGGAAATCACCAAGCAAGTGACTGATATAGTCATTGGCATGGATGGTATGCCTTACAATACGCATAATATTACAATACAAAAGATAAACGATGAAAGTCGTATCGCTATTGAGAACGTACCACCTGAAGAGTTCTTAATCAGCAAACGTGCCAAGACCATTGAGGACTCACCATTCACGGCACACCGTAGAATGATTGCCCGTGGTGACTTGATTGCTATGGGTTACGAGAAGTCTATCGTAGACACAATCCCAGCTAATGACCGTTTAGAGTACGCACCAGAGCGTTTAGCTCGTTTTGGTCGTGATGAGTTGCCTGACTATACACAGTCCAGCGACCTATCAATGGAAGAGGTTGAGATATTTGAGTGCTACATCAAGGTAGATACTAACGACAACGGCTTACTAGAACTACGCAGGGTTATCCTAGGCGGTGAAACAATACTGTCTAACGAAGAATGCGACTACGTACCATTCCACTCTGTATGCCCGATTCCTATCCCACACAAATTCTTTGGTCAGTCACTAGCCGACAGGACAATGGACTTGCAATTAACCAAGTCTACTATCCTACGTCAGATGCTAGACAACTTGTACCTAACAAACAATGCTCGTGTTACAGCCGTAGAGGGTCAAGTAAACTTAGATGACTTACTAACGTCTACTGCCGGTGGTGTTGTTCGTGTTAAGAATAACGCAGCAGTAACACAACTAAACGTAGCAAACACAGCCGGTCAATCATTCCCTATGATGGAATACCTAGACGGTGTACAGGCTAAACGTACCGGTGTTAGCGACCTACAGCAAGGTCTTGATGCTAACGTGCTTCAGAACACTACAGCAACAGCCGTAGCAGCCATGATGCAACAGTCAGCAGGTAAGCTAGAGCTAATGGCTCGTATCTTTGCTGAAACAGGTGTTAAATCATTATTCCGTGGCATCTTGCACCTACTATGCAAATATCAAAACCAAGCCAAGACAATTCGTATGCGTGGCAAATGGGTATCTTATGACCCACGTGAATGGTCTGACCTATACGATGTATCAATCAACGTAGGCTTGGGTAACGGTAACCGCCAAGAGCAGATTGCTATGCTACAAATGATTATGTCTAAACAGGAAGAAATCATCGGCAAGTACGGTGCTAATAACCCATTGGTGACTGTAACGCAATATCGCAGCACTCTTGGTCGCATGATTGAGATGGCTGGCTTTAAAGACACCACATCATTCATTAATGACATTACACCAGAGGTTGAACAGCAAATAATGCAACAGGCATCACAGCCACCTGCTGATCCAACGTCTGAAGCAGCACAGTTATATGCCAAAGTAGAAGCAGACAAGGCTCAACTTACTGCACAAACTAACCAAGCTAAGTTGCAACTAGACCGTGAGCAAATGCAGGTAGATAACGCTCGTAAAGAACTAGAGATGCAACAGAAACAAATGCAAATGGAAGGTGACTACCGTATCAAGGAAGCCGAGCTTCAATTGAAACAGATGGAGCTTGAGATTAAGACACAAGCAACAGACGGTAAACTACAGACAGAACAGCTTAACGCTATTATGTCAGCCATTACTAGCTTGAATAAAATGGTAAAAGATGGTATAAAGGCTGAACCACAAGATGTAGTAGATGACTTTGATATAGACACAATATATGGTGCATAAATGACTAAATCAGAGTGGGCAAACAATATGCTCCAAGACCAAAACTTCTTGGATGTATTTAAAGAGATGGAAGATTTACAAATGCTACGGTGGGCTAATTCACCGCTTTACGATTATGATGAGCGACAAGATGCTTACACAAAGCTAACAGCCATCCGTGAAGTAATGGCACATATAGTTGGCATGGCAGATGACCGCAAGATTAATGCCAAACGCTGGAAGATTTTATAGTATCTATAAAACGTGGCTAGGCGCACTAGCATTTGGAGATTTAAATGACTACCGACACCAACCCTAACGGGAGTGACACACAAAGTAATGGCACTATCAATGAAGCAACAAACGCATTCTTAGGTTTAATGGGCGGTGAAGATGCACCCGAAGAAGGGCAAGCAGAAGCACAACCAGAACAAGAGAATGACGAAGGTGGTAACGAGCAAGAAGTTGAGCAAGAAGAAGTTAGCTCAGAGGAGTCTGAACCAGACCAAGACGAACAACGGTTTCAAGTTAAAGTCGGTGGCGAGGATAAAGAACTAACCTTAACTGAACTAAAATCACTAGCGCAACAAGGTGCAGATTACACCAAAAAAACGCAACAAGTAGCAGAGCAAAGAAAAGCAGTAGAGGCAGAACAAAAAGCTATTGAAGAAGCCAAATATATGCGTGATGCTTATGCAGAACGGTTGCAGGCAATGGAGCAGTTACTGAATGCTCAACAGCCACAGGAAGACTTGGACTACTTAAAAGAGTCCGACCCTATTGGTTACGCTGTACGAGTGGCAGAGATGTCGCAGAATAAAGAGAAGTTATACGCAATACAAGCTGAAAGACAACGCATTGCAGAGATGCAACAAGCCGAGCAACAGCAAGGAATGCAACAATACCTATCTCAACAAGCTGCTGTATTGTCTGAATCACTACCGGAATACAGCGATCCAGTAAAAGGTGAGGCACTAAGGTCAGATTTGCGTTCATTCGCAAAGAACTTAGGATTCTCAGACCAAGAGTTATCAGCAGTACGTGATGCTCGGCACGTTATGGCATTGTATAAGGCAATGCAGTACGATAAATTACAACAATCTAAGCCTCAACTAAACAAGAGGGTTAGTGAACCGCCTAAGACTATTAAGTCTGGTAACAGTAATACAGCAACAAATACTGACCAGCATAAGAAGGCTATGGCTCAATTACAAAAAACAGGCAAAATCCGTGATGCGGTTTCTGCTTTTGAAAACTTTATTTAAGGAATTATCATGGCAACATATCAAACCTATACCGCCATTGGTCAACGTGAAGACTTGGCTAATGTAATCTACAACATCTCTCCTACAGATACTCCATTCATGACATCTGTTGGTAAGACTTCTGCTACTGCCGTATACCACGAGTGGCAAAAAGACAGCTTGGCTGCTGTTAACACTTCTAACGCTGTAGTTGAGGGTGCTGCTGCATCTGATGCAACATTGTCACCTACTACTCGTATTGGTAACCGTACTCAAATCTCTGCTAAAACTGTTAAAGTTTCTGGTACTTTGGAAACAGTTAACAAAGCTGGTCGTAAATCTGAGAAAGCATACCAATTGGCTAAGGCTTCTGCCGAAATCAAACGTGACATGGAAGCTATCTTGTTAAGCAACCAAGTTGCTGCTGCTGGTGATGCTACAACTGCTCGTACTTTGGGTGGTCTACAAGCATGGTTAAATACCAACTACTCTGGTGGTACTTCTGGTACTGCTGGTGCATCTGGTACTACTGCTCGTGTAACTGGTACAGACCGTGCTTTCACACAAACTATCTTGAACACAGTTATCCAATCTGCTTATGTTGCAGGTGGTTCACCAACAATCTTGATGGTAACTCCAGCTCAAAAAGTAGTTGCATCTACATTTGCCGGTATCGCTACACGTTACAAAGATATCCCAAGCAACGTACAAGCATCTATCATCGCTGCTGCTGACGTGTTTGTTTCAGACTTTGGTACTATCTCTATCGTACCTAACCGTTTCATTCCTAACTCAGACAATGATGACGTAGCATTCTTACTAGACCCAGAAATGGCTTCAGTAGCTTACTTGCGCCCATTCCAAACTAATGAGCTAGCCAAAACTGGCGATGCTGATGTAACTCAACTATTGGTAGAGTACACATTAGAAGTTAAGAACGAAGCAGCTCATGGAATTATTGCCGATCTTACCTAGTAGTTAGTTAGATATGTGGGGAGGGGAAACTCTCCCCCATTATGAGGTCTTATGAGCAATATAATATCCAACGGCATTACAGATACATCATTCATAGATAACGGTGATGAGCTAATCATTGCTAAGAGCCAAGACATAACTGGCATCCTTGAGATGAACAAGCGTGAGTACGCTGCTCAAGACGAACGTAAAAGATGGAGTGAGGATGCATTCGGCAACAAGGTAGCATCTATACCGCTCACAGTTTTCGCAGAATTAGAAAAGCAAGGCATCACACGAGGCTTTGCAGTAATAGACAAGAAAAGATTTAACGCATGGTTAAACGACCCTGATAACAGGGCATTTCGCACAAGGGCAGGTAGGATATAATGGCATTGACTACATACGCAGAATTACAGACTACTATTGCTAGTTACTTAGCTCGTAGCGACTTAACAGCAATGATTCCTGACTTTATCAGGCTTGGTGAGTTACGTTTGCAACGTGAATTGCGTATTCGTCAAATGTTAAAGGTAGTAACGACTGTTACTGTGGCTGGCGATGCAACGGTAGAGTTACCGACTGATTTCTTGCAAATACGTGATCTACACTTACAAACAAATCCAACTATGGTGCTTGAGTACTTATCTCCTAGTTCATTATTTCGCAATGCTCGTACTTCAGACTCTGGACTACCAAAACAATATACCGTGCTTGCACTAGAGTTTCAGTTTGCACCAGTACCAGATAGCGCCTATACGTTGAGTATGCTCTACTACGCAAAACCAGAACCATTAAGTAACGCAGTAATAACAAACGTATTTTTAAGCGTATGCCCAGACTTATTACTTTATGCTGCACTTGGTGAGGCAGAACCATACATTATGAACGACTCACGTTTACAAACATGGGCTACATTGTATGACCGTGGTTTAAGTGCTTTAACCGTATCAGATGACCAAGGCGAATACTCAGGCTCACCAATCTCAATCTCAATAGCAACACGATAAAGGAAAAAATCATGTCAGAAATGTCCAATTACTTAGAAGACGCTTTAATTAATGTAACGCTACGCAATACAGCTTACACAACACCAACAACAGTTTATTTAGCTTTATACACAACAGACCCTACTGATGCCGACACAGGTACAGAAGTATCTGGTGGCTCTTACGCTCGTCAAGCCATCACTATGGGCGCACCATCTAACGGTGTAAGCGTATCAAGCGCAGACATATCATTCCCACAATGTACAGTTTCATGGGGTACTGTGGCTTTTGTTGGCATACGTGACGCATTAACTGCCGGCAATCTTTTGTACCATTCACCTTTGACAGTATCTAAAGCAATTGATGTAGGCGATATATTTAAGGTAGCATCAGGCAGTCTTTCAGTTACATTAAGCTAGGGGTAAGTTATGAGTACCATTGTAACCAGAGCAGGTAAGGGGTTGGCTCTCACCCACAACGAGGTTGATGCTAACTTTGTAAACTTAAACTCGGATAAATTGCAGTCAGGTGATACTGCTGCTGCCTTAACAATCACATCTGCTACCATCAATGGTGGCACTATCACAGGCACAGCACTCAACGGTACTCTAGGCGCAACAACCCCTGCGGCTGTATCTGCTACAACAGGTACGTTTTCAGGGGTTGTAGGTACGGCTGCAACGGGTGCGATCATTACTCCTGTTGGTACGACAGGTCAACGCCCTGCGGCTGCAAGTGGTATGCTAAGGTTAAATAGTACTACTCAAGCATTTGAAGGTTATAACGGATCAGCATGGGGTTCTATTGGTGGCGGTGCTACTGGTGCTGGTGGCGATACAGTATTTAATGAAAATAGTTTAGTTGTTACTACAAGTTATACGTTAACAACAGGTAAATCTGCCATGTCAGTAGGCGCTATAACAATAAACTCAGGTGTCACAGTTACAGTACCATCTGGCGCACGTTGGGTTATTCTTTAAGGAAAAAATATGGCTTCAATAATTAATGCCTCTACAAGCGGAGTTGGTGGTGTAATTACCACAGCAGACAATAGTGGTATCTTAAACATACAGACGGCAGGGACAACTGCGATTACTGTAAATGCCTCACAGAATGTGGGTGTAGGTGTAACTCCAAGCCCTTGGGTTGGATACAAAGTAATGCAAGCAGGTCTTGGTTCATTTGCTGGTGGCTCTTCAGGAGCTTATTTAATTTCTGATAATGCTTACACAGATAATTCTGGAGCAGGTTGGAAATACATTAACAGTAGTTATGCGCCTGCTCAATACTATGCAGCGTCAGGCGCTCATGTTTGGAGAACTGCCCCATCAGGCACAGCAGGAAACGCTATCACCTTCACCCAAGCAATGACACTAGATGCTAGTGGGAATTTGTTGGTTGGGGCAACAGGAAACGCAGGAACAGGAGCAATTGTTTATGCAAACGGAACATTTGCTGGTACTGGTTACAATACTAGAACAGGAACAGGCGGGTCTTTTACAGGCAATTCATTTAATATCAACTGGACAGGTTCGGTTGCAGAACTTTACATTGCAACAACTAAAGTAGTTGCCAATCTTTCAGACTATCGTTTTAAGAAAAACATTGTTTCACAAACTGATAATGCTATTTCAAAGGTTATGAATTTGCGTCCAGTTGTATACGAACTTGCTGATAATGGAATATACAAAGCTGATGGCATTGTTCGTGAAGGTTTTATTGCCCATGAATTAGCAGAAATAATTCCAAGTGCTGTAGAAGGCGCAAAAGACCAAGTGGATGAAGAAGGTAAAGACATTCCACAAGGGTTAAAACTTGATGCTATTGTGTCTGTTTTAACTAAATCCATACAAGAACAACAAGTAATGATACAAGAATTAAAAGCAGAGATAGATTTGCTTAAAGGAGTTAAATAATGAGTTCAGTTATTGTCGCTGGTAACACGAGTGGTAGTGTCACACTAGACGCACCAGCAGTATCAGGAAGTACGGTTATTACTCTGCCTACAACTAGTGGCACAATGGCTACTTTAACCACACCTAGCTTTACGACAACCATCGGTGTCGGTGGTGCTACTCCTTCTACATCAGGCGCAGGTATCACATTCCCTGCCACACAATCAGCCAGTACAGATGCTAATACGCTAGATGACTATGAGGAAGGTACTTGGACACCTAGTTTTGATGGCTCAGGTTCTATAACATTCAACGCACAAACTGGAACATATACTAAAGTAGGCAGATTAGTAACTGCTGCGTTTTATATAGATGTAGCTTCTGCTTCAAGAAATGGCGTTACTACAATACTTGGACTTCCGTTTAATGGTGCAAATACAAATTATGCGGGGGCTTCTTTTAGTTCATTTGAAACTGGGGCATTTGGTGGGTACTGTACTATGACTGGCTTGACTTACAATGCAGTATCAGGAATACAATTAAGAGGCACTACATCAGCAACGGTTGCACCACATACTATAAGCATTAGTATTTCAGTTGCAACAGTAATAGCTGGTTCTATAACCTACTTCACATCTTAACTACACCATATTAGCGTAGTCGGACACAACAAGGAGAAACAGAAATGGCATTAACAGAAACAAAGACAATAGACCAAATTACAGTCACAGAGAACGGCACTATTCTTTACCGTGAGGCTACTCGTATTATTAAAGATGGTGAGCAGATAGCACAAACCTATCACCGTTCTAGCCTAGCCCCAGCGAGTGACTTAACAGACGTACCAGCTAACGTAGTGGCAATAGCTAACGTGGCTTGGACAACAGATGTAGTAACAGCTTATCAAGAACAGGTAGCGAAAGTAGGAGCATAACATGGCAATCACGCTAGACGGCACAACGGGCATCACCACTCCGGGTCTTACCAACACAGGTACAGAGACCATCGTAAACCTAACTACTACAGGCAACACCATACTCGGTGACGCAAGCACAGACACGCTTAATGTTGGTAACGGCGGGCTGATTAAAGATGCATCAGGTAACGTGGGGATTGGGACGAGTTCGCCAGTCGCAAAGTTAGATGTTAGAGGTATTTTTGCTATATCAAATTCTGCCGCAAGTTATTGGGCTTTAGATAGAAATGACTCTGACGGTTCTTTAACTTTTACAGATACCAGCACAGAACGTATGCGTATTGACTCTAGTGGGAATTTGTTGGTGGGGACTACGAGTGCTCTGGGAGCTGGTATTACAGTACAGACTGGATCAAACACACAGCAATTAATCCTACGCTATTCTGCAAATGCTGCGGGTAAATATTATTACCTTGGTTCTTGGAGCAACAACGGAAGCTCTTTTGTTATCCAAAGTAGTGCTGGTTACGGTGTCACGTTAGGCTCTGAAACAGCAACTTCTTGGTCAACGTATTCTGACATCCGATTAAAAACCATTAGCGGCAGGATAGAAAATGCGCTTTTTGGTGTGATGCAACTTGAGCCAATTAAGTTCTCTTGGAAACGTGACGAATCGAACAAGCCTCAAGTTGGTATTAGTGCGCAAAGTGTGCTTCCTGTTTTACCAGAGGCTGTTGACGAGGCCGAAGATTTTTCCAACCCAGATTCGACTGACAAATATTTAACTGTTCGCTACACGGAATTGATTCCACTGCTGACAGCAGCCATTCAAGAACAACAAGCAATGATAGAAGAGTTAAAGGCTAAAGTGGCTGCCTTAGAAGCTGCTTAATTTAATGTTTTATGTTTACGAGCATATAAGACCTGACACAAATGCTATTTTTTATGTTGGTAAAGGGTCTAAAAAAAGAATAAACTCTAAAAAAGATAGAAATAAATATTGGAATAATATTGTTTTTAAATGTGATGGGTTTGAATCTAATATATTGCTAGAAACTGATGATGAAGATTTTGCTTTTTTTGTTGAAGAAGAAGTTATTGATTTATACAAAAAACGAGGAATTAAATTATCAAACTTAACAAATGGCGGTGAGGGGCTTTCTGGATTAAAACATTCTATAGAAGCTAAAGAAAAGATGAGGATTCACGCATTAAATCGCATACATCCTAAACATACTGAAGAGTCTAAAGAAAAGATAAGAAAAGCTAGTACTGGAGTTATATTTACTGAAGAACGTAAAAGCAAAATATCTGAAAAAGCTAAAGGCAGAAAAATGCCTGAACATATAAAACAGTTGCATAGAAATAAAAGATTTAAACATACTCCAGAAACCTTGGAAAAAATGAAAGAAATACAAAGAGCAATGCCAAAGACTAAATGTCCTCATTGTGATTTTATAGGTAACGTTGGCAACCTTAAACGCTGGCATTTAGATAATTGTAAAAGGAAAGTGAAATGACGAAAGACACGAAAAAAACGTCAATAACTATTGATGATGTTGAATATTTTTATGAAGATATGACTCAGCAACAACAGGTATTGGTAAATCATGTGGCTGATTTAGACCGTAAAATAAATTCATCACAATTTTCATTAGACCAATTGAATGTCGGCAAGTCTGCATTTGTAAACTTGCTTAAAGAGTCTTTAACTGCACCTAAAGAGGAATAATATGGAAGCCCTGATAGCGAAAGTAAATGCAGTCCTAGCTAAACTATACATACCATGCAAAGTACCTGCTGATAAACAGGCTCACTTTATATGTGGTCTAGTCATAGCAGCATTGCTTACACCGTTTATTGGGGCTTACTCCATCCTAGTGGTGGCTGTAATTGCAGCCTTAAAAGAGATATACGATGCCCGTCATCCTGATAAGCACACAGCAGACATTTGGGATTGGGTGGCAACTACATTAGGTGGCTTAGTAGGATTTGTTACCGTTAGCTTATTAGGGTAATAGATGTCAACAAATTATGTAGACTATGATTATTGGATATACGGATATGCGTATGGTGATACTCGCTATGTAGATGGATCTGCTGATATTGCAGGAATTGCTACTGTAACTGCTAACGGCATATTAATACGTTATGCAAATGGAATAATCACCGCAAGTGCTACTGTTAGTGCTAATGCATATAAAATAACATATACATCTGCAATAATAAATGCAAATGCAAGCGTAGATGCATCAGGAACACGCATTAGGACAGCCGTAGCAAGCGTAAATGCTTATGCTGACGTAAGTACTCAAGCAATAAGAATTAGAACGTCTGAAGGCTTTATAAGTTGTACTGCTACAGTAACTGCATTAGGTGGTGTAGAGTACCTAGGCGTAGCAAATATAGTAGCAACTGGCACGTTGACTGCTACTGCTTACAGAGAAACATTTGGTAGTGCGGATATTGTTGGTGACGCAACCGTTACTGCGTACGGTAGTAGGGTTCAATCATCTGCCGGATATATTACATGTAATGCCGAGGTAGTGGTAAATGCCTCAGCGATATATAATGCTAGTGGAGCTATTGTAGGCTATGCAAATCTTTCTGCTAACGGACATATACTTGGTTCTGGCTGGGTCAATACACCTGTATCACCTAACACATGGACTCGTAAAGATAACTTGCTTTATGTAGAGCTAGATTACGTTGTAGCAGGGTATGTAGACGCACAAGCAAATTATTGGGTTCAACCGACAGCATCATCAAACACATGGTTAATACAAGGATAGAAAATGGCAAAGAATAAGGTAAGTGAGTGGAGTGCAACGGCAGCAAACAATACCGATGTGGGTGGCATAGACATTGCGGAAGGTTGTGCGCCATCTGGAATTAATAATGCCATCCGTGAAATAATGGCTCAGATCAAGGATCAACAGGCTGGTACAGATGGTGACAACTTAACCGTTGGTGGTAACTTAACCGTTACCGGTACAACTACATTGACAGGTGTACCAACTGCACCTACTGCTGCAACTAACGTCAATAATACTCAAATCGCTACAACAGCATTTATTAAAAATATACTTAATGAAATTATTTACCCAGTTGGTTCTATCTATACAAGCGCAACAATATCAACTAACCCAAATACATTGTTAGGATTTGGTACTTGGGCAGCATTTGGTGCTGGTCGTGTATTAGTGGGTAATGGTGGTGGCTTTAGTGCTGGTGCTACTGGTGGTAGTGCTGATGCTGTTGTAGTAAGCCATAGCCATACGGCTTCAGTTTCAGATCCAAGTCATACGCATAGCGGTACATTAGGTATCGCATACGGAGGCAGTCATGGTGGTTCTGCTGGTTTTGAAGAAGGTCGTGGCAACCCTGATTGGACTGCTGGTGCAGTAGGGGATTCTACAACAGGAATATCTGTATCTAATAGTACAGAAGGTGTAAGTGGAACTAACGCAAACCTACAACCGTATGTTGTCGTTTATATGTGGAATCGGACTGCTTAATGGCTACTCAACGCATAGCATTTACAGAGTGGACACCAGATTTAGCCGGTGTTGCTCAAAACTTGTCTGTTGCAAAGAATGTAGTGCCTAGTGCATTAGGATATAATCCATTCCCAACTGCTGTAGATTATTCTGCTGCTGCCAGCGAAGATCTTAATAACGTATTTGCTGGTAAATTTAGTTCTACTACAACAGTATTTGCCGGTGGTGCTACCAAGCTATTTAAGTTTGATGGCGCTGATTTGAGCATGGACAACGTGTCTAAAACTGGTAACTATTCTAGTGTAGTTAAATGGAACTTTACCCAATTTGGGAACACCATTATTGCAGCTAATAACGTCAACAAACTACAAGGCTATACGCTAGGTTCTAGTACAACATTTGATGACTTGAGTGCTGACGCACCTGTGGCAGAGTATGTAACAGTCGTGCGTGACTTTGTGGTCGCTGCTAGTTTAGATGGTGGTAGCAATGCTAACAAAGTTCAATGGTCTAACATCAATGACGAAACAAACTGGACTACTGGCGCAGCATCACAATCTGACTACCAAATAATTAGCGATGGTGGCAACATTCATGGCATGACAGGTGGTGAGGTTGGTCTAATATTTTTAGACCGTGCTATCGTGCGGATGTCTTATATCGGTTCACCATTGTTCTTCCAGTTTGACACAATTAGTCGTGGTGTAGGCTGCGTAGAAGGCAACACCGTTGTTCAATACGGCAGCATGACCTACTTCTTAGGCGCTGATGGCTTTTATTCATGCGATGGTACAACCGTTACAGCTATTGGTACGCAAAAGGTAGATGCATGGTTCTATGCTAATGCCAACCCATCAAAACTAAACTTAATGTCATCAACAATTGACCCATTCCGTAAAATTGTAGTGTGGAAGTTTATTGATAACTTTGCACAAAATACTTTGCTAATTTATAACTGGCAAGTACAGAAGTGGTCTTACTGCACAACTGACGTTGATGTAGTAGCAAGCTCTGCCTCTGCCAGTATGACGTTAGAAAGCTTAGACTTATACGGTAACATGGACACGTTAACCACATCGCTAGATGATGCATTGTGGTCTGGCGGTAAGTTCTTATTTGCTGGCGCTAGAGATAACAAGATAGTAACTTTTACTGGCGCTAACGCTACT